ATCCAGAAGACCCTGAACTCTTGGGCCGGTGGAAGAACGCTCTCGAAGGTATTGGGCTAGGTGCTATAGCTGATGGCTTGTATTTGGCTATTAGAGGTGTGAGCAGAGGCGTCAAGGTCAAATACAATGGTGGAACCCATGAAGAGACTATGAGGGCCCTCACGGCTGATTTCAGGGAAAAAAGTATCATCGATTTGGCATTAGAGACAAACGATCCTTCTGATGTGCTTACCATATTGAAGGAGGCGGGTGCTACGACTACAGTTACTTTTAAACCGCTCGGGCCCGGGGGGCTTAAAATCGGGGGTAAAGAAATCCCATACCAACGACCCGATGAAGCCGCAGTTGATGTTGTAGGTGCCGCAGATGAAGCCGCATTTGATGTTGTAGGTGCCGCAGCCGATGCCGCAGGTAAAGGCGCAAAGGAACCAAAAACAACCGCTGAACTGAACCAAGAATGGCGAGAAACCGGAGGGGAGCCTCCTGGATCATCCGATCTTCCTAAAGATCCCGTTCCAGAGTTACGTTTTAAAGATTATGTAGCGGATAGACTTAAGGCGAAGAGAGATGGAACGTCATTCAATCCTGATCTACAGGTGGGCGAAGAAATTAACCTTGAAACTCTTTCTACAACGCCGCAAATGCAACAAGTGATATACCAGCGTGCGATGATTCTAGTAGAGCAGCACGGAAAAATTGAATCACAAAGTTGGTTTCCAACCCTAAGAGACATGTATCTTAAAGAAAAGGAGGAAATCTTCAACATATCGCATGAAGAAGCGGTGACCTTGTTTAATGCAAATCTTAAAGCGGTTAAGAACGCTTCTGCAATCCAGTTTGTTGCCCATGATTTTATGAAGCAGACGTTAACAGTGTTTGGTAACGCTGTGAAAAAAGCTGCCAATAGTGGCTCCGAAACTGATATACTTAAAGCTATTGAAATGATGCAAAAAGCTGATGAAGCAGTAGTGATATCCCTTAATTATAAAAGATTTGGGGGACAAATGCTGAATTCCAATAAAGCTTATGTACAAATCTCTGGCTATGAAACTCCAGCGACAAGGGCCCAAATGCTTGAGGAATTGGGCGGTCTTGATTACCTTAAAGAACAAGTCTATAAGATGAATTTGGCTGCTGCGCCCGGTGGTAATAATGCGGGTTTAGTTTCTCTACTTAGAAACCAGGTATCCCTTGGAGGAAAAATATTTAAAGTTCACAATGAATTTTGGATAAATTCCATATTATCAGGTCCAAAAACATTTATGGTAAACATGTTTGGTAACACCATAGCCGCTATGTATTTGCCTTTTGAAGCTGCTGCCGGTGCGGCATTAATGGGTAATAATAATGCTTTCAGATCATCACTCATGCGCTACACCTACATGTGGGACTTTATAGACGATGCCCTGAAGATGACTGCACGGTCGTTTAGGGAAAAGAAAAGTATCCTAGACCCAAATCGTACGATTATGGATACTTGGAACCCCGCAGATAAGGGGAGTATTAGTAGTGAAATGTTTGGCCTTGATCCTGATAGCCCCTTCGGCCAACTTTCGAATGGTCTTGGTAATCTTATCCGCCTACCTACTAGGGTTCTAATGGCCTCGGATGAATTCTACAAACAGTTAAACGGAAGATCCGCATCCAAAGCCCATCTCTATAAGCAAGCTTTAGATGCGGGTATGAGAAATACTGCGGATATTGGAAAATATGTAAATGAACGCTGGCAACAGATGATTAGAACTAGCGGACAACTTTACAGCGAAGGTGCAATCGTACGTGAAGCCATTGAGAAAGCCGATGCAGAGGGTCTCAAGGGTCTTCAAAGAAATGAATTTATAAAATCCTACCGGGACGAAAACTACAACCCAGAACATGGTGTTTTTGGGGGCGCATCCGCAGCCGCTGATTATGGTAGGGAAGTAGCTGGAGAAGCAACCTTTACAACTCGTACAGGCCCAGAAGCAACAGGACTTAGTGGAATATCAAGAAGGGTTCGGCAGATGTCGTCTAAGCATCCCATGGTTCAACTTATGGTTCCCTTTGTTACCACACCCACAAATTTATTATTCTTTGGCGGACAACGCACCGCATTCTTAGCACCTCTTTTTGCCAATAATCGCTTAATACAAGGTGTGTATCAACGGCATTTTGCAGACATGAATTCAGGGGACGCCCTCATACAAGCCTCAGCCCGTGGTCGTCAAGCAATGGGATTTGCACTATGGGTAGGAGCGGGTGCTCTTTACGCCAAAGGAAAAATTACCGGAGGTGGACCCGCCGATGAAGGCCAACGAAAAAACCTCAGAGCCACTGGTTGGCAGCCATACAGTTACAAAACCGATGATGGAACCTACGTATCGTTTAGACGACTTGATCCCTTTGCCACATTCTTTGGGCTTGTTGCTGACTGGAGCGAAATAAACTTCAGATCCGAAGAACACTTTAGTGAGCCATTAAAGACTTTCGGCTCTGCCATAGGTATATCTTTAGCCCGAAACATACACAACAAATCCTACCTGTCAGGTATTAGTCAGGTAATCGACGCCTTTGGAGAACCGGATCGATATATGGCCCGGTGGGCTAGAATGAGAGCGGCATCCTACATCCCCAATCTAATTGCCCAATCAAAAGTAACCTTGGCTGATGATACATATCTTAGAGAAGTTAGAAATGTTTTTGATGCCTGGAAAGGCCGACTGCCAGGGGTTTCCACAAGTCTTGAACCCCGGAGAAACATTCTGGGGCAACCCGTGGATGCCACCATAGCCTCTGTTCCTTTATTCAGTGGGGCTTCTATCCCTGATTGGGTAAGCCCCATAGCTATCAGCCATGAAAAAAATGATCCGGTAATGAAGGAAATAGCAGCTCTCCAACACGGATTCAGTCTACCATCTACGACACTATCTGGATCTGTTGATATGCTGGAATTCAGGAACAAAGATAACCGGTCATCCTACGATCACTGGCTTGAGGGTCATGGTACAGTTAAAATTGGTGGACGAAATCTCCATAATGCTCTTGGTCGATTAATCCGTTCTAATAGTTATAAACGCCTTAGTTATGCCGATACTCTTGAGGGATTCGACAGCCCACGTATCCAGCAAATACGAAGTCTTATAGGACGTTATCGCAGAGCGGCTTTAAAACAAACCTTCAAAGCCTACCCTGACTTTTATGAAAATTATATGGTTACAAAAAGAACAAGGGATGATTTACGCAGAGGACAAAATCCACCCTCAATATTAGAACAGCTTTCTACAACATATTAGAATTACTACACATATAAACCTTAAATTTCACAATGGCTCTATCATACGTCGACTATACCGGAGACAACTCCGAAACCGAATTCAGTCTCACCTTTGATTATATCAAACAAGCTCATGTTACGGTTCAAGAAAATGAAGTAACGAAAACGAATGCCGCCGGTGCTGGTAACTATACTATCAATGAGACGACAAAAAAGGTGGTGTTCGGAACCGCTCCCGGAACGTCGGTTAGAATTCATATCTTTAGAACCACCCCTAATACGATTGCGACTTCCTCCATTGCTTTTACCAAGGGATCAGGAATTCGAGAACAGGAACTTGATAACCTCCAAAAAGAAGACCTGTATATAGCCCAGGAGATCCAGGACTCACTCAAAGGCACTCACGATTACCTGCTGGTCAATGAACGGTCATCCGATCCAGCCAACCCCTCCGAGGGTCAATTCGTTATTTGGATGAGTGATGGAACCGGAGCAGGTGATGATGGAGATATCATGATTAAAATCCAAGCCGGTGCTGTGGTGAAAACCAAGACCCTTGTTGATTATTCTGCGTAAGCCACCACCAATGAATAAATTTGAAACTGCGCTGATCGAACTACACACCGAGGCGGTTAAAAAGCTGATTGAACGCATCCAGGAGGATGAATGTCCAGCCGCTGTCATTAAAGAAGCCAGGGAGATGCTCCGGGATAACCGCATCGACCTTGCTCATCCCTTCCTGAAGGGGACTCCAATGGCGAACCTGGCAACTGTCCTTCCGTTCGCCGATGACGATGGTGATGTAGCCGTTGAAAATTAATGGACCCCCAACTCAAGGACTTCAGAAACTTTCTGTACCTTGTGTGGAAGCACCTGAGATTGCCTGATCCCACCCCGGTGCAATACGACATAGCCAGCTACCTTCAACACGGGCCCCGTCGTAGGATAGTCAAAGCTTTCCGTGGGGTGGGAAAAAGCTGGATCACCGCAGCCTATGCCTTATGGCAACTCCTGAAAAACCCACAAATAAAAATCGAGGTCGTCTCTGCCAGTAAAAGTTTGGCTAATGACTTCAGCACCTTTTGTTTCCAACTGCTTAACTCCATGGAGCTTCTGTCCCATCTGAAACCTCCTGATCACTCCAAGATCAAACGGTCAAGCAAGCTGGAATTCGATGTGCTGCCCGCCTTGGAATCCAAAGATCCCTCGGTGAAATCCGTGGGTATCACCGGGCAAGTCACCGGGACCAGAGCCGACATAATAATTGCGGATGATATCGAGACCCCCAACAACACGGCTACCCAGGAGGCCCGAGACAAGCTATCCGAAGCTGTTCGAGAGTTCGATGCCATCGGTAAACCTAATTTCGACTGCATCTACCTGGGAACACCCCACACGGAGCAGTCCCTGTACAACGTCCTAACTGACCGAGGATACGATAAGAGGGTGTGGCCCGCCCGATACCCCTCGGAAAAGCTCATAGACGCCTACGATGGACGCCTGGCCCCCTTCCTGAGCAAGCAGTGGACGGCAGAACTCGTAGGTCAGCCCACAGATCCAGAAAGGTTCGATGATATCGATCTACTGGAGCGTGAGGCCGACGGTAAAACCTGGTTTCAACTACAATACATGCTCGACACCACCCTGGCGGATTCCGACCGGTATCCACTTAAACTGTCCGACCTGATCGTTATGGATCTGGACTCGGAGACGGCTCCAGAGAAGCTGGTGTGGGCACGCGAATTGAGTCTGGAGTGGTCATCCGATATCATCTCCTGCGTAGGACTACGAGGCGATCGCTACTACAGGCCCTTTAAGGCCATGGGCGACCACATCCCCTACACCGGCTCAGTGATGTCGATCGATCCCGCCGGGCGCGGTAAGGATGAGACCGGGTATGCCGTGGTAAAGATGCTCAACGGGTTCCTGTATGTTCCCGAAGCCGGAGGGCTCATGGGAGGTTACGACGAGAACACTCTACTGGAACTAAAGAGGGTGCTTATACGGAATCGGGTCAACGAACTTATCATCGAGTCGAACTTCGGAGACGGTATGTTCATGGCCCTGCTTAAACCCATATTGACAGCGGTTCAATTCCAGGGGACCGCCGATGAAATCCCAAGGTATTCGGTCACCATCGAAGAGGTTCGACATCACACCCAGAAGGAGTCACGAATTATCGATACCCTGGAACCGGTGCTCAACCGACATCGTCTTGTTGTTGATCCCAAGGTCATCCAAAAGGACCAGGAGTCAACCAAGGGGTATCACAAGGAGCACCAGTTGTATTACCAATTGTTCTGGCAGATGTCTCGACTCACCAGTGACCGTGGGAGTTTGCGGCAAGATGACCGTTTAGATGCCCTGTCCCAAGGTGTAGCCTACTGGATCGACCGTATTTCTCAGGATGAAGATCATCAAATGGCCAGTCGCAAAGAACGAATACTGGACAAGGAACTAAGAAGCTTCATGGACACAGCCCTTGGTCAAGTCCCACGGCGTCCTTCTTTTATCACTTCAAACATAGG